CCTCACTGGGCCTTGGTCTGTTGCAACCGCGGTTGTAATGATTGTTGTGGTATCACCTTCTTTGGTATTAACTACATCCACATTGGTTGATCCTTGTCCACCACCACGGCCGCCTTTGCCTTTTTTACCCCCATACGCTGTAAACTCTCCACTTGCTAATCCAAGTTCTGCATCATAGGCATTCATCCTCTCGGTTTCACCACTGGCATTTATAACTTTCTTTGTTGTCAGCTTTAATGCTTCGATTCTGGCTGCTTCAGATGCCGCTTTATCTGTTCGTTCTTCAGCACCAGGATCACTATATTTTAGGAACGCAGCTTCGAGTGCATCTGGGTCACCTTTGTATCTTTCCGCATTAGTCATCATCTTACCACGACCCTTTCCGGTATTTTCCTTTTTCCACTCTTCAAATGACTTTGTGCCTGCAGTCGCCATGGAATATCCACTAAACAATCTTACAAAACCATCAAAGGCATTTTTGACAAAGTCAAATAATTTATCTAGTTGATCATCGATTATTTTAGATAAGCCTCCTCTATCAGCAATCATTTTACTTACAGAAAATACTCCAACACCTATAAGTGCTCCAATAACTGCTCCAAGCATAGCACCTGCGACTGTGCCAAGTGGTCCCAAAGCTGATCCGATAAACCCACCAATAACAGCACCTGCAGTAGCACCAACAGCTACATTAGCCATAAGTTGATACATTTCACCGTCAGTGAGTTTAAACTTATCTTGTACAAAGTGTGCTGCAATTGAACCGATTGCAGAGCCAATAATCGCTCCAGCTACTGCACCTAACGGTCCAGCAACCATGAAACCCGCAACTGCTCCAGCCATACCTCCACCAACCAATCCCATAGATCCTGGTGACATTTTACCAGCCATCAGATCATCGACGGCCTTATCCCAAATATCAGTTACGCCGAAGTAATTGGTTATTGTTCGAACAGCCATTGTAGCCAATACACCTACAAGGCCAGCTAATAATCCACCTTTCACTAAACCTAATCCAAGTGCAGCCAATCCACCCATAGTAAACAAACCAGCAAGCCCTGCAAAGGCTGCAGTCAGCAAACCCATAATGCCTGATAGCATAGCACCTCTCATCAGTAAAGATCCACCCTTACCTGATTTAGCAGCCGAGCCATAGGTTTCAGTGGTTGATATAGCGCGATCAGGTTTATTTGCCTCACGTTTATCTTCAGCATCCTGTAACTTATCACCCTTAGAAGCCTTTACTAAGGCAGCAAGATGGGTTTCTTGTTTATTACCTGAGTCAGCAAGAATCTCTAAACGAAGATTAGTCTCCTGCAGCTTTAAACTTAAATCATTTAGGGTCTTTTCGTTTGCCATGTCTTTACCTATTACGTTTTTCGTGTTCTGAGTTTTCCTTCTCGATGTATTGTCGAAGAAGAATTAAATATATCTCTCTTTCCCATGGCATCATATTATCAAGATCATCCAGCGTATAATTATGGTGTTGCATCAATGCGAAGTTTGTCTTGAAATGATTTTCTAAGTTATCATGTAAAAGAGTTATGTAAAAAAATTAGCTAACCCCGACAGTTTAATGTTATTATGTTCATTGCACTTGTTGCATTCAAATACCATATCGTAGCTAACCGAAGGTAATGCTTCAATGTAATCTTTAATCTTATTAAAGTATTCGTAAGATAAGCTCTCAACAAAGGCTACGACCTCTTCCCTTGGTTCCTTATTACATTCAAATATTTCATCGCCATCAAATATCTTATCCACACACGAGATGACGGTCTCATATAGTGCTTCTACTCTAGATTCTTTATGAGTACTCATTACAATATCATATGACGGTGGTCTAAGTAGCATACCCATATCTTCTGTTATCATTATGCGTGGATTATTAGCTGGATCAAGTTTAGCAGTGTTGACTTGATCTAGATCGATCTCTTGTTCATTAGGCTCTTCACATTTACTGCAGTTAGAAGATAGCTTAATTTTTGCACCGACAGCTTTTGATCGCATCTTAATAAAAATATGTTCTATATCATATACTGGTAACTTGCCAATATTTAATTTGCCAAAAGTACATGCATCAATTATATCCTGTATTGCTCTTCCTACAACTTTCTCATCACCTGCTTCTAATGCTATAAGCAACTGACGCTCTTCTCTTACTACGTAAGGTCTATACTTTACTATTGTACCATCAGCCAGTTCTGTCTCGTACGTTAATGATTTAAACGTTGGTATTGCCATAATAATCGCCTATTATAATTAATTAATATTGAATTTGCTTGCTAGGCTATCTAACACGCCAGTAAATTTAGTTCCAAGGTTACCAGGCAGAGCTATATTTAAAGCATCTGATACTCCATCTAATAAACCATCTGATGCTTCCCAATCATCGTATGCTAACGTAACGCCCATAGTACTCATTGTATCAGAGCTATCTGAACTCAACTCAATAGGATCTACTGTTACTGGATATGCATTTTTAAACTTAACGGTGTATATAGGGAAGTTGTCTTTATTTAATTGTTGTACTATAATGTCTGAAACATAAGTATCTTTATAGTTAACACTATAGTCAGGATTAATGACCTTAGCTTGCCATGCATCAAATAACTTTTTAACAAACATATCTTGTGTTAATATAAATGTTAATGTTAAATCGTCTGTGATCCCTGCATAAGGCATCTTATGTGTCTTTGTATTTGTTGCGTAATCAGTAGTGGCTATCTGCCTACCTGGAAGTACCGCGGTTCTGCATAAGAAAGTTAGATCGCGAGGATCGTTATAAAGTGAGTTAATACCAGCAGCAACACTACCACCAGCAATTCCTGCTTGGATCACATTTTTTAATGCATTGTCGGTATTAAAGATAGGAATTGGTATGTATATTGCAAAGCGGTTAGGCTGAGCTACACCTTGTCGTCTACCAATGGTGCTTTTTAAATTATCTATACTCATATCATTTTCCTACTCTCTTTCCATACAGAAGCTCGAGTCTTACCACGGAATTGCTCTGTTGGTAGAAATACCGCAACTTCCCATTCTGTGGGTTGGACCATTACCATATTAGAATCAACTTGACTGGTTAGGTATCTTTTAATACATGGCTTATAATATCGTAATCCAGATACAGATTTCAATATATTATATCTAATATTCATTCTAGTAGACTCATCGTACTTATCATTATTAACCGTATCTAATAATGCATCAAGGAACTTAGCTCTTAATACAGGAGGTAGGTAATGTAGATTGATTCCATAGAATCCACCAGGAGCTTTGTCTAATGCAATGATGAGAGGAAAGGCATCCCAGTATGGTAATGTCTTACGATGCTTGGCATCATAGAAGAACATAAACATATTACCACGAATGGTTCTTGTCTTCTTAATAAGCTCTTCATCTTTCAATAGTGTCTGGCGATTAACCTTACCGCGAAGACCCTTTGCCTTTTCCTGGAACCATTCTCTCGAAGTTTTAGTACGGGCTGGAATGCCTTTCTTAAATGCTTCTAATTCTAGCTTAGAAAGAAGTGATGCCATTACACAGTAGCCTTAGAAATCTCTGTGTTAAGGCGCTTCTGTACAGACTTTAATTGCTTGATAGCAGCATCTAACTCTTTAACTAATGATGGATCAATACCTTCTGTACGATCTACTAGTTCATGCTTTAAGCGCTCGATACCACTCACACTATTCTTCATAGTAAGGCGTAATGTCTTTGCGCGTGTCTTATCCATTGTAGCTAGATTCTTAGCTTCTGTTACTATGTCTGAGAATATTTTCATGGTGGTTTGTTCCCTATTGTTATAAGTCTATTTATAATGAATATAACCGTTGACTTTATATTGTTTATGCTGTATAATAATACTATGGTATGCCGAAAAGCCCAATGGGTTATTTACAGATCCTAATGCCCATCGCTTTCAATGTATCTTCTGTCCATATCTCGAACTTCCATCCTCTATTAAGACAATACTCTCTAGTAGCATTCCACTTAGATTGATTCTTAACATAGGTCATCGATTCAGAGATATACTTACGTGTTCTTCTACCTTTATAATCAGGTTTCATAGTCTGCTTCTTTGGTTTAATCTCTACCAATGTTACAGAACCATCCTGCCATACTATCTTTAGATCCATGAAGTATCTATGTACCTTCTTATCTGTTCCACATATATAAGGTATGACGGTTTCTTCTGAATGCCATTTTTTTACGGCGGCTTGAGATTCACACCATTTAAAGCATTGCCTCTCCCAAAGAGATCTATACACAACCTTTGTGGGATTGCCATCATATTTGGACGGTTCTTTAATTTTATATCTACCAGAATAGGCCATAGTATTTATTATAAATAGAGGTAAGAATAACTATTTATAGGCTTTATTAGTATGCCAAGTATGACAGAAAGAAGAACTAAAAATCAAAGAGTGCCTACTAGTTTAAGATTCCCTCTCGACACTGAAAATGCTAGCACATTCATTAAGTTTACTAGTGTAAAGCATTCAAAGATAGTAAGTGGTGTGAGTGCTGCAGGCCACCGAGAGATG